GTGACCGCCGCCGTCACTGTGCCGACGCTCGACGACGCGCGCCTCACGCGGGCGCTGCGGTCGCTCGCGCCGCTGCTCGCGCTTGACGGCGACCTTCGCTCGAGCGGGTGCGAACCGCGCGTGCCAGGCGAGACCGCGGCGAAGCAGACGCCGACGGAGCACGCGATCGACGCGGGCACCCTCGCCGCCGCCCGTCGCGCGCACGATCGCCTCGCGCGCTGCCCCGGCTGCGTCGAGACGCTGCGGTGGCTCGCAGCGCACGGCGGCGACCTCGCGACGGTCGACGGGCTCTCGCAGGCGCTCGCCGAGGAGCGCGGCCCCGTGGCGCTGCGGGAGGCGCTGCCCGCGGCGTCGGCTGCCGTGCTGAAGGCGCGCACATCGCTCGCGTTCGCCATGCAGCGGGCGCACGTCGGCAAGCGCGCGCCCACCGCCGCGTGGCTGCTGACGGCGGGCGCAGACACGGCGCGCGCGCGGGAGTCGCTCGCGTCGGCGCTCGCCCGCGAGACGCAGGCCAGGGCGTCGCTCGTCGCGTGGGGGCGCGCGAGGATTGAGCGCGCTGTGACGGCGTGGGAGGCATCCGTGCGGGATTCCTCGGATTGACAGAACCACGGGGCGCGTGCTCCTCTCGCGCGCGTCTCGCTCCGGGGTGCTGAGACGCTGTCGCAGAATCGTACGCAACGCACTTGCGCGGGCGACGGTGTCTCACGTAGCCTCCGCAACAGCGCCATAGGTGTCTTCGACGCCCGCGCATCTACGACGTGACGCTGACGACGCGCGACATCATGCGGCTGCACGGCTGCTCGCGGGCGACCGCCTACCGCATCCTCGCGAGAGGCGCTGCGGCGGGCTCGCTCACGCTGACCACGGAGACGTGCGTCGGCGGGAACGGCGCGCGGCAGCGACGGCGCGTTGTGGTCGTCGAGACGGCGGGGCAGTGATGGGCGACGAGACACACGTCCCCGGCGAGACCGACGAAGCGGCACAAAAGGGCATCGCGCGCGCGCGAAGGCCGATCCCGCGAGCGTGGCTCGACGACATCGAAGCGCGCATCCTCCGCGCCGAGGCCCCCGCCGACTTCGTGCCGGTTCTCGCGAAGCAGTTCGCTCGCCACCCCCGCAAGGTGTGGGGCTACGTCGCGAAGGTTCGCGCGCGGCTCGTCGAGCGGGCGAAGGCGCACGACCCCGACGCCGACCGCGAGCTCGTGCGCGCGTTGCTGCTCAACGCCTACCGCACCGCCGAGGTCGGCACCGCCGACAAAGGCCCCGACGCGAAGGGCATGGTGGCCGCCGCGAAGACACTCGCCGACGTGACCGGCGCCGCGGCCCCAAAGAAGGTCGACGTCACCAGTGGCGGCGCAAGCATCAAGCTCTTCCTCCCCGACGAGACGTGACCCCGACGTCTGGCGCCCGACCACAGCGCAGCGCACGGCCCTCGCGTGCGGCGCCTTCGAGGTGCTCTACGGCGGCGCGGCGGGCGGCGGCAAGAGCGACTACCTGCTGACGGCCCCGCTTCGGTGGGCGCACGAGCGGCGCTTTCGCGCGCTGCTGTTGCGGCGCAGCTTCCCCGAGTTGGAGCGCACGCTCATCGCGCGCTCCCGCGACCTCTACGCGCGCCTCGGCGCGGGCTACCACGCGCAGCGCCACGAGTGGACCTTCCCCTCGGGCGCGAAGATCGCGTTCGGCTACCTCGAGCGGCCCGCGGACGCGCTGCGCTACCAGGGCGCAGAGTTCCAGTTCGTCGGCTTCGACGAGCTCACGCACTTCGACGAGGCGAGCTACCGCTACCTGACCTCGCGCGTGCGTTCGGCTGACGGGCTGCCGCTGCGCATCCGCGCGACGACGAACCCCGGCGGCCCCGGCCACGAGTGGGTGCGCGCGCGCTGGGCCCCGTGGATCGGTGCGAAGCCCGACGCCGCCTCGGGCGAGCGCAGGTGGTACGCCCCCGACGGATCGCCCTCGACGCAAGACGACCCCGAGGCGCTCGCGCGGACCTTCTTCGCGGCGCGCCTCGACGACAACCCCTACCTCGGCGCCGAGTACCGCACGCAGCTCCTCGCGCTCGACCCCGTCACCCGCGCGCAGCTCCTCGAGGGCGATTGGGACGCGACCGTCGGCGAAGGCCGACTCTTTCACCGCGACTGGTGGGCATGGCTCGACGCGGTGCCGACCGACGTCGAGGCGACTGTGCGCGCGTGGGACTTCGGTGCCACGACGGACGGCGACCCGACGCGCGGCGTACTCCTCCACCGTCGCCCAGCCGGCGTGACGCCCCGCTGGGTGGTCGCCGACATCGCGACGGTGCGCGGCCCGCCGCACGAGGTCGAGGCGCTCGTCAAGGCGACGGCGCATCGTGACGGGCGCGGCGTGATCGTGAGCATCCCGCAGGACCCCGGGCAGGCCGGCGTCGCGCAGGCGCACCAGTACCTGCGCGCGCTCGACGGATACCGCATCGTGACGCGACGGCCGACCGAGAAGAAGGTCGTGCGCTGGGGGCCGATCTCGTCGCAGGTGGGCGCGCGCAACGTCGCCCTCGTGCGGGGCCCGTGGAACCCGGCTCTGCTCGCAGAGGGCCACGCGGCGCCCGACGGCACGCACGACGACATCCTCGACGCCCTGGCCGACGCTCACGCGGAGCTGTCGCAAGGCGTCGCCGCAGCCTCCTACGCCGACACGAAGAAAGCCGCCGGGCGCATCACGCTCGGTAGCTCCTGGTAACCCACACCATGCCCCCCGCCACCGTCGTACCCCTCGCGCCTCGCGTCGATCGTCGCCCCGCGTCTGCTCCGCAGTCGTGGGCCGACGTGGTCGATGACCGTTGGACCGTGGGCAAGGTGCGCGCGGCGCTGTCGTCGCACATCACGGGCTTCTTCGCGGACTCCGCGCGCCTCGTCGACGCGATGCTCGCGGACGACCGCGTCAACGCCGACACGCGCACGCGGGTGTTCGCGGTGACGGGGCTCCCGTTCAGAATCGAGCCCGCGAAGACCGGCGACCAGCGCCGCGCGAAGTCCATCGCCGCGGACCTCGAGACGCTCTGGCCGCACATCGCCCCGCAGGCCGTGTTGCACGACCTCATCCGCTGGAGCGTGCTCTTCGGCTTCTCGCTCGCCTCGACGTCGTGGGAGACCTCGGCGCGGCAGTGGGTGCCGCGGCTCACGTTCTGGCACCCGCAACACGCGACGTGGCTCGACTACGACCGCACCCTCCGCGTGCAGACGATGGCGGGCGAGGCCCTCATCGCGCCGGGCGCCGGGACGTGGGTGCTGCACGCGCCGGACGGAGCGCGCCCGTGGATGGAGGCCGCCGTCCGTGGCCTCGCGATCCAGTGGCTTGCGCGGCAGTACGCGATGCGCGACCAGTCGCGCGACTCCGAGAAGTACGGCCTTCACGTCATGGGGGCCGTGGTCCCGCAGGAGGCCGACAAGGCCGAGAAAGAGAGCTTCTTCAACGACCTTCGCCGCCTCGGCTCCGAGGGCCTCGTGATGCTCCCGCGCGACCGCGAAGGCCGCGGCTTCGACGTGAAGTATCTCGACCCCGGCACGCCCGCGTGGGAGGGCTTCGAGCGCCTCATCGCGCGCTGTGACAGGTCGATTGCGACGCGCATCCTGGGGCAGAACAACACCGCGAGCGCCGACGGCGGCAGCTACGCGAAGGCCGTCGCCCTCGACGCGATCCGGCAAGACCTGCTGGAGAGCGACGCGCGATCTCTCGCGCAGACGCTCTACGCGCAGGTCCTCCGCCCGTGGGCGCAGTACAACTACGGCGACGCCGACCTTGCGCCGCGCCCCGTGTGGGACGCGACGCCGCCGGCTGACACGAGCTCGCTCGCGACGACGCACAAGACCGCGGGCGAGGCCATCGCGTCGTGGTCGACGGCCGCGGCGGCCGTCGGCCTCGCGGTCGACGTGGAGACCCTCGCGCAGACCTACGGCGTGCCGCTGCGCCGCGCTCCGACACCTCCTGCTCCCGTCGCCCCGCCCGCCGAGACGCTGACGGCGCTCCCTGACGACATCGACGCCACGCCGCCCCAGGGCGTGCGAGACGCGCTGCGCCGCGGGCTGGAGCTGCACGCCGAAGGCTACGGCGGCGACGGGCTCGCGCCCGAGACCGTGCCGTGGGCGCGACGGCTCGCACGCGGCGAGGCCGTCTCCGTCGAGAAGGCCCGCGCGACTCGCGCGTGGTTCGCTCGCCACGAGTCGAGCCCCGGCGAGGCCGAAGCGCGCCGCGACGACAAGACCTCGCCTGCGTGGGTCGCATGGCTCCTGTGGGGCGGCGACGCTGGCAAGGCCTGGGCGTCGAAGATCATGCGCCAGGTCGAAGCGCGCGACGCCTCGACCTCCGCTGCGCCCGCCGCCCTCGCGGTGGGGCAGACCTACACCGACGAGCTCGTCGCACGCGGCACCGCGTCGGGCACCCGCGCGACCCGCGCCACGCTCGGCGCCATCGCGGCGCTGATCGAATCCGCTGACAGCCCCGAGGCGCTGCGGGCCGGGCTGCTCTCGCTCCTCGGCGCCGATGACCCCGCGGGCCTCGCGTCGGCACTCGCACGCGCGCAGGTGCTTGCGTCGATGGCGGGCCGCTACGACGTGCTCGACGACCTGTGATCGCCCTCGACGTAGGCACCACCGAAACGCCGCCGCCGCAGTTCGAGGAGGCGGTGCGGTGGTTCCGCGGCCGCGTCCCGATGACGCAGGCCGTCTACGACGCGCTCGCGGCCGAAGCCCAGCGGCGGGCGTTCACGCTCGCGGGCGCCGCGGCCCTCGCCGTGGTCTCCGAGGTGTGGCGCTCGCTCGACGCGACGCTGACCGAAGGGCGCACGCTGCGGGACTTCAAGCGCGACGTGGCCCCCGGGCTGCTCGCGCAGTGGGGCGGCACCGTCGCCTCGCCCGCGTGGCGCATGGAGGTGATCTTCCGCAACGCCACGCAGCGCGCGTACGTGCACGGCCGCGTCGAGCAACTCCGCGACCCCGCGGTCGCACGCACGCGGCCCTTCTGGATCTTCGACGCGATCGGCGACGCGCGCACCTCGGAGATATGCGCTGCGCTCGACGGCACGGTGCTCCGCGCGAGCGACCCCTGGTGGGCCTCGCACACGCCGCCCTGCCACCACGCGTGCCGCTCGACGATCCGCGGGCTGCGTGCCAGCGACCCGCGCGTGCGTAACGCCGCACCGCCGCCCGACACCGAAGCGCAAGCGGGCTTCGGCGTTCTGCCCGAGGCTGACGATTGGAGACCGCGCGCGGGTGATTACCCCGCCGAGGTGTGGGCCGCTTATCAGCGCGCACAGGAGACTCGATGACCCGACGCAAGACCACCCCGCGCGCTGCCGAAGCGCGCCTCGACGCGCTGCCCCTCGGCGCAGAGTTCCCGCCGAAGGCCATTCGCATCTTCGCGATGGGCGAGAACAGCACCACGAAGGGCGTGTTCCTCTTCGACGACGAGGCCGCCCGCACCGTGATGGCTGCCTTCGCGGAGCACGGCGTCGACCTCGCGATGGACTTCGACCACGGCGCACTCGCGCCCGCCGACGGCCGCAAGCGCGACGTGCCCGGGTATTACCGCCCCGAGGTGCGCGCCGATGGCCTCTACGCGATCCCGCAGTGGACCGACGTGGGCCTCGACGCGATCCGCCCGGGCGCGTCTGGCGCGCTCCCCGAGTACCGCTACACCTCGCCCAGCTTCAGCTTCGACCCCGAGTCGAGGCGCGTGCTCAAGCTCGGCCCGCTCGCGCTCACCAGCTACCCGGCGACGCACCACGCGAAGCCCCTGACGCTCACGGCCCGCGACCGCCGCGGCTCGCTCGCCACCCTCGGCGCGATGTCCTTCGAGGACATCACCGAGGCGCTCATGCGCGCGGGCTCCGCGCTGCTCGGCTACGGCTGCGAGGTCGAAGAGGTCTACGCCGACCGCGTGGTCTTTGAGGTGCGCGGCTCCGACGGCCGCGAGCGGTGCATGAGCGCGCCGTACACGATCGTCGACGGCGTGGCCGTACTCGGCGATCTCGTCGAGGTCGAAGAGACCTACGTGCCCGTTGCTGGCGGCCTTCGGGTCGCCGCACCTACGCCCGCGCCGATGGACGGCGCGTCGCAGCCCGCGCCCACCGCGCAGGAGACTCCCATGACCGCATCCGCAGTCCTGGTCGCGCTGGGCGCGACCGACGAGGGCGCCGCCCTCGCGACCCTCACCACGCTCCGCAGCGAGCGCGACGGCCTGGTCGCCGCGCTCAACGCGAAGAGCTACGCCGAGGCCGTCGGCGTGCTCGAGGCCCACCGCCGCGACGCGGGCGAGCTCGCGCAGCTCCGCGCGACCGTCGAGGCCGACCGCAAGGCCGCCGCCGCGAAGGAGCGCACCGCGCTGCTCGACGCGATCGTCGCCGAGGGCAAGCTCACGCCGGCCGAGCGCGCGCAGGACGGGCAACCGTCGTGCTGGCTCACGGCGCTCGACGCCGCGGCCCTCAGCTCGTACCGCGCCGCCCGCGCCCCCGTCGTGCAGACGACCGAGACCGCCGCGAAGCCCGCGGTGGCCGCCGAGGAGCTGTCGAGCGACCTCGCCTTCGTGCGTCAGTTCCTCCCCACCGCCACCCCCGAAGCCGCCGCCGCGGCGATGAAGTGAGACCTCGATGACCGCCCTCTCTGCCTCCCGTGTGCTCCGCCGGAGCGGCTCGCAGGCCGTATCCATGAAGCTCAAGAGCGCCCCCGTCGCCGCCTCCACGGTGATCTACGGCGGCTCCATCGTCGCCGTCAACCAGGCGGGCTACGCCGTGCCCGCGAGCGCCGACCCGACGCTCTTCGTGGTCGGCGTCGCCGTCGCCACCGCCGACAACAGCGCGGGCGCCGCCGCCGCGATCCTCGTCGACATCGAGCGCGGCGTGTTCTCGATGAACAACAGCTCGTCGACCTCGGCGCTCACCGACGCCGACATCGGGCGCGTGTGCTACGCCGCCGACGACAACACCGTCGCGCGCATCACCGCGATCGGCACCCTGCCGCCCGTGGGCAAGTGCATGGGCCTCGACGGCTCGGACGTGCTGGTCGAGGTGGGCCTCCTCTCGCAGAGCGAGAACGCCCACGACGTGCTGATTGTCGCGGGCGCCGACCTCTCGACGACGGGGCAGTTCCGCTTCGTGTCGCTCAACTCGTCGGGCGCCGTCGTGCTCGCGGCCACCGCGGGCATGACCGCTCTCGGCGTGCTGCTCAACGCCCCCGCCTCGGGCGCGGTCGCCATCGTGCGCCGCCGCGGCCTCGTGCGGATGCTCGCCGAAGAGGCCATCACCGAGGGCGTCAACATCGCCGTCGCCGTGACCACGGGCCGCGCCAAGATCGCCGTCACCACGAAGTGCGACGCCTCGGGCGCCTCGGCCACCGCCGCGCTCACGGGCTCGTTCGTCATGGGCACCGCGCTCGAAGAGTCGAGCGGCGCCGCCGACATGTTCCTCGTCGACGTTCACCCGATCGGGGCTGTCCCCGGCACGCTGGCCTGATCGGCCGCACCCACACACAGGAGACCGACCATGCCTTCCGCACAGCTTTCCACCGACCTCCGCAGGCTCAACATGAGCGTGCGCATGGGCTTCATGGACGCGTACAACGCGAAGTCCTACACGCCCCGCTACCCCATCTTCGCGACGACGCAGCAGAGCTCGTCGGCCGAGAACATCTACCCGCAGATCATCGACCCCGCCGCGATCCGCGAGTGGGTCGGCGAGCGCGTAGTGAACGGCCTCGTCATCAACGGCGCGCGCGTCGCCAACCAGACCTTCGAGCTCACCTACGCCGTGCGCCGCACGGACGTCGAGGACGACCTCACGGGCACCATCGCGCAGGCGATCTCGCGCGTTCGTTCGGGCGCGTCGAAGTTCGTGCGCCACCCCGACAAGCTCGTGATGACCGTGCTCACGGGCAACAGCGCGTGCCTCGACGGCCTCGCGCTCTTCCACGCGTCGCACAAGGAGAACCCCGCCGACGCGGGCTCCGCGACGTACGCGAACACCGCGAGCGGCACCCTGACGCCGACCAACGCGGCAGCCGCGCGCAGCGCCATGATGGAGCTCAAGTCCGCCGACGGTGACGTTGCGAACGAGAACCCCAACGTGCTCATCGTGCCGCCCGCGCTCGAGACCGTCGCCCGCAAGATCGCGAACGCCGACATGGTGATCGAGAGCAACACGGGCACCGACAACCTCCAGGTGAACGTCTACAAGGGCGCGTACACCGTCGTCGTCGCGCCGCAGCTCTCGACCGCGCACGGCGGCAACGACGCCTACTGGTACATGGCCGACGCGAACGACCCCGAGGACCGCGGCGTGATCTACCAGGACCGCGATCAGATCGAGGTCGTGAGCTTCTTCAACCCCGCCGACGAGTCGGTCTTCACGCTCGACGAGTACAAGTGGGGGATGCGCAAGCGCCACACCGCCGCGGGCGGCAACCCCAAGAAGATCTTCCGCCGCACCGGCTGATCCGCGCCGCTCTCTCGCCTCGCACCCCGCCCACCGGGGCGGACCATCACACCACGGCGCCTCCTCGCGCCACCGCCCCGGACCGCACCTCATGGCCTACGCAACGACCACCGACCTCGCGCGCTTCGGGCTCCCGTCCGCGGCGCTCTCGGGCATCGCGACGGCCGCGCAGGAAGCCGCGCTCGACGCCGCGAGCGTCTTCGCGGACAGCTACCTGCGCTCGCGCTACGGCACGCTCCCGCTCACCAGCTACGGCGTCGATCTGACGCAGTGCGTGTGTGCCATCGCCGCCGAGACGCTGCTCACCACACGCGGCTTCGACGCGACGCGCGCCAACGGCGACGCGATCACGCTGCGCGCCGACAACGCGCGCGCCTGGTTGAAGGACATCTCTGCGGGACGCGCCTCCGTGAGCGGCGGCAACACCACCGCGACCGCGACGCCGATCGCACGCGCGAGCACAGCGCCCTCGACGGCCTCGTCGAGCGAGCGGGGCTGGTAGTGGCTGGCGTCGTCGGCGACTTCGCCGCGCTCGCGCTGCTCGAGAAGCGCCTCGCGACGCTCGGAAAGCGCGGCACCCGCGACGCCGTGAAGGCGATGGCGGCCGAGGCAAGCGACCTCGTGGCCGAAGGCTTCCGGCAGTCGACCGCGCCGAGCGGCGCACCGTGGCGCACGCTCGCGAAAGCCCGCGCGCGCAACCGGCGACGCGGTGACCGCGGCAAGCCGCTGATGGACACCGGGCGCCTCCGCGCGAGCGTGACGGCGGCCCCTCGCCTCTCGGGCGACGGCTTCGTGATCACCGCCGATCCGATCTACGCCGCGACGCACCAATACGGCCGCGGCCCGATCCCGGCGCGGCCCTTTCTGCCGGTCCCTGACCTCCCCGCCTCGTGGGCCGTGCGTCTCCGCGACGCCGCCTTCGAGGCCATCGACAGCGCCGCCGAATGACCCTCACGAGCACCATCACCGCCGTCAACACAGCGGTCGCCGTCGAGGTGGCGGGCACCACGTACAGCCTCGGCGCGCGTGTGGCCGACGACCTCGGCGCCCCGCCCCGGCTGCGATGGGTGCCCGTCTCCGACGACCCGACGCCGGCGCCGAAGCAGAGCGCCACCGCGAACGGGCTGTCGCGCGCCATCGTGGGCATCGACGCGACCTTCGACGTGGAGTGCTGCGGCGCCGACTACGAGGCCGCGCTGACGCTCCGCGACGCCCTGGTGCGCGCGCTGCGCTCCACCGTCGGGCCCGCTGCGCACACGCTCGGTGCGGGCCGATGGGCGAACGGCGACGCGATGACGCAGGGCGAGGCCGTCACCCACCGAGTGACGCTGCGCGCCTTCGTCTCCGAGACGGCGCCCACCGTCGCCACGGTCGCCACGGTGGCCTTCGACACCTCCGCTGCGGTCGCCGGTGACGGCGAAGTCTTCGTCCCCTCAGACAGCTAGGAAAAACCTCAATGGGAATCGCATCTACCACGCTCGCGATCGGCGACGGCGCCCTCGGCACGTCGCGCCAGCTCGCGCGCCCGCCCGCCATCGTCGGCTGCTCGTCGTCGGGCACTGCGGCCACCGCAGGCCTCTACTCGTCGCTCGAAGACGTCATCGCCACCTTCGGCTACGGCAAGCTGACCGCGCTCGCGGCCGAGTACTTCGGCAGTGTCGGCGGGCCGCTCGTCATGGTCAAGGCTGCGAGCACGACGGCGGGCTCCGCGAGCGCCGTCACGGCCGTGGGCACCTCGACGGCCGTGATGACCGTGACGACCAGCACGGCCGTCGACGACTTCCTCGTGAAGATCAAGGTCGCGCGCGCGGGCGCCAGCCTCGCGGCCGTCACCGCCGCCGTCAAGGTCTCGCTCGACAACGGGCTGAGCTACGGCGAAGAGATCGCCGTGCCGCTCGCGGGCGTGCTCGCGCTCACGAACCTCGGCGTCACCGTGACGTGGGCCGACGGCACCTTCGTCGCCGACGACACCTTCGCCTTCTCGACGACCTCGCCGATCTGGGACGCCACCGCGCTCGGGCTCGCGCTCGACGCGCTGGAGACCACGACCTTCGACCACGAGTTCGTGCACGTGGCCGAGCACGTCACGGGCGCGACCGTGAGCACGCTCGACACGTCGGTGTCTACGCTCGAGGCGACGAACACCTTCCGCTGGTGGCTCGCGGGCACGCGCCCCGAGGGCAGCGCGGAGAGCACCTCGACCTGGCAGGGCGTGCTGCTCGGCACGTCGCCGGGCTTCTCGGCCTTCTCCTCGCGCCACGGCGCGGTCTGCGCGGCCTTCGCGCTGCACTACGACGCCGTGTGGGGCTGCAAGGTCCGCCGCAACGTCTCGTGGCTCATCGGCCCGCGGCTCGCGCTCCTGCGCGAAGTGTCTGGCGGCGCGAGCCTCTCGGAGCACCCCGGCCGCGTGCGGTCGGGCGCGCTCTCGGGCATCGACGGGGGCGACCTCTCGCATGACTTCCGCACCATGACCGCGCTCGACACGGGCCGCTTCATGGGCGCGCAGTCGCTCCCCGGGCGCGGTGGCTACTACGCCACGGCGATGACCCGCGCGACGGCGGGCTCGGACTTCACGAGCATCATGCACGTGCGCCTGGTGAAGGAGGCCGCGCGCCTCGCGGTCGCCGTCACGCAGGAGTACATCAACGACAACGTGCGGACGATCGCGGGCGGCAAGCTCGACCCGCGCGACGCCGACGCCATCGACGCGTACGTGACCGCCGCCCTCGTGCGCGACCTCGTCACCAACGGCCTCGCGAGCGCGGCGTCGAGCGCCGTCGACCGAACCAACAACATCGTGAGCACATCGCAGCTCAACTTCAAGGTGCGCGTGCGCCCCCTCGGCTACGCGACGCTCATCGACATCGACCTCAGTCTCTCGACCGCGGAGTGACCCATGCCCATCATCAATGACCGCGAGTACGACTGGTCGACGATCGAAGTCCGCTCCGACGGCGGGCCTCCGCTGCTCAAAATCACCGCCATCTCCTTCGAGTGGACGGTCGAGCGCTCGCTCATCGAGGGCGCAGGCCGCAAGCCCCTCGGCATGACGCGCGGGCGCCTCAAGCCCGGCAGCGGCTCCATCACCTTCCACCGCTCGGAGTACGACGCGCTCGCCTCGACGGCGGGCTGGTGCGACACCGTGCGGACCATCGTGATTCAGTACAGCGACTCCGTGCTCGGCACGAAGACGGAGGTGCTGAAGAGCGTGCGCTTCGGCGGCGGCAAGGGCGGCGCGGAGCAGGGCACCGACCCGCTCACGGTCGAAGTGCCGTTCATGTTCGTCGACCTGCTCATCAACGGCGTCTCCCCGATCAACGACACCAGCGTGACCGCGCAGGTGCAGTGATGGCGCTCCTGACCGCTGTCGAGGTGAAGGAGCTCGAGGCGAAGCACGGCGACCTGCTGGTGATCAACGTCATCGACGGCGCCGACGTGTCGCTGGTGTTCAAGGCCGCGAGCGCATCGCACTGGCGGCGCCTCAACGCCGCCGACAAGCGCATCACGGCTGGCGACGACGCGAGCGCTGTGGTTCCCGAGCTCATCGCGCGGGAGCTCCTCGTGCACCCGTCGAAGACCGACTTCGACGCGATCCGCGACGAGGCCCCCTGGATCGCTGAGAACGCGGGCCGCGCGCTCGTCGGGCGCGTGGGCCAGAAGTTCAAGGCGTCCGTGGGGGAATCGTCGCCCTGAGAGACGAGGCGCGGCGGGACCAGTGGACGGCCTCGTCGTGCATCCTCGCCCTCTCAGGGCTCGACCCTGACTCGATCGACCCGCACGCACGCACCGGCGCCCTGATGGTCGTCGAGGCGCTGCAGCTACACCGCGCATTCGTGCTCTCGCACGCGAAAAAATAGACGTGGCCGAAAACCTCACATGGACGTTCCGGGCGGTCGACGCGATCTCGCCGTCGCTGCGTCGCTCCGTGTCGTCGATCGACGCGCTGAAAGCGTCGCTCGGCGGCGCGTCGGGCGCCGTCGGTGGCCTCACGCGCGCGGCGGGCACCATGACGGGCGCGGTGTCGTCGGCGGTCGGCGGGCTCTCGCGCGTCGCGACCGTGGCGGCATCCATCGCGGGCGCGGGCGTCGCCATCGGCGCGGCCTTCGGCGGCGTCGCCGCGACCATCGGGCGCTCTGTGCTGGAGATGATCCGGTTTCGCGAGAGCGCCGTGGTCACGCTCGGGACGCTCATGCGCGGGCGCGGGCAGGGCCGCGAGGCCATCGCGCGCGTCGGCGGCGCAGCGTACCGGCAGACGCAGGCGCTTGCGCGCCTCACGCCCGGCAACGAACGCGACGTGATCGCCGCGCGGCAGCAGCTCGCGGCGGGCGGCTTCCGCGGCGCCGACGAGGAGCGCGTGCTCGCGGGCTCCCTCGACGTGGGCGCGCTCAACGCTGGCGACTCCACGGCGCAATCGCGCTTCGTGCGCGCCCTCTCGCAGATCCGCGGGCGTGGGAAGCTGCAAGCCGAGGAGCTCAACCAGCTCGGCGAGCTCGGCATCGGGCGCGGCGACGTGTTCGGCGCCATCGCGCGCCAGCGCGGGCTTCGCGGCACCGAGGCTTCGCAGCGCACGCAGGTCGAGTCGCTCATGCAGCGCGGCCAGATCACCGGCGAGGAGGGCACGAATGCGGCCCTCTCCGCGGTGCAGTCCATGACCGGCGAGCGCCTCGGAGGCTTCGCGCGCGTGCAGGGCAACACCCTCGCGGGGAGCATCTCGAACCTCGAAGAGAGCATCTTCGGCCTCGTCACCTCGATCGAGGGCCTCGAGCAGCTCCCCGGCGTGCGCGCGCTCGCGTCGACGATCTCGGCGCTCGGCAACGCGCTCAACGGGAGCTCCGCTGCGGGGCAGCGCCTACAGCGCGCCATCGGACCCGTGCTCAATCAGGCCGCGGGCGCCTTCGCGGGCGTGCTCAACCCCGCGCGCATCGAGGGTTTCTTCTCGGCGCTCGCGACGCAGATCCCGGCGATCGTGTCGGCGATCCAGCTCGTCGGCGGTGGCTTCATGGCGGGCCTTCAGCGCGGCCTTGGCCCGCTGCTCGACCGCATGGGCGGCACCGACATCGACGGGCTCGTGGGCGGCATGGGCGCGCTCGCGGAGGCCTTCGGCAACATCGCCGGGCTCTCCGTCGTGGTGCTCACGGCCATCGGCGGGATCGCCGCCGTGGCGACCGTGGGCGCGTCGTCGGTGCTCGACCTCGCGGTGCAGATCGCGGGCCTCCCCGGGCGCATCATCGCCGACCTCGCCGACATTCCGCGGCAGCTCACGGTCTTCGGCGAGATCCTCACGGCGGCGTTCACGTCGCTGGGCACGCAGATGGTCGCGGGCCTCGTGGGCGGCATCACCGCGGGCGCTGGCGCCGTGCGCGACGCGGTCTCGGGCCTCGCCACGGGCGCGGTCGACACCGTGCGGGAGACGCTCGGGATTAAGTCGCCCTCGCGCGTCTTCGAGGAGCTGGGCGGGCACACCGCGCAGGGCTTCGAGGACGGCATCACGGGCGGCGCTGCTGGCGTCGACGGCGCCGTGCGGGCGATGGTCGCAGCACCGGGCGCCGCTGGCTCTGCTGGGGCTGCTGGCGCGGGCCGCGGCGTGTTCCAGGTGTTCATCGACGGCGCGGGCCGCGAGGCCTCGGCGATCGTCGACGAGATGGAGGCGCGCATGGGCTTCAGCTTCGACCGCCTCGCGCTCTCGGGCGGTGACGTGTGAGCGGCCTCGTGATCCCGCACGAGGCGGGCGGCGAAGCGTGGGACATCCTCACGCTCGGCGGCATCCGCTTCGACGGCCTCGCGGCTGTCTCGGGCGACGCCTTCAAAAAGAAAATTGACAAGCGCCGCGCCGCGGGCGCTGACGGCGCGCGCATCGTCGACAAGGGCTTCGACCTCGTCGAGCTCACCCTCACGCTGACGGCGTGGCTCCCGGCGCACGTCGCGCAGATCGAATCGCTCGCGCTGCTCGTGGCGCCTCGCGGCGGGCCGACTTCGCGCCGGCGTGCGCTCGACGTGTCGTATCCCTCGCTGGCGTTCGCGGGCATCACGCAGGTCTACGTGACCGGCGCGACGCTCCCCGTGGCCGACGAGGGCAAGGTGACGTGGACGATCCGCGCCACGGAGTACCGCGAACCTCCGCGCCGCAACACCACCACGCGCGCGACGCCCCCGGTGCAGACCAGCGACCGGGCCGACATCGACCCTGAGATCGCGGCGACCTTCCGCAACACCCCCATCCCGACGCCCTCGGCCTCGGGCGCGGCGGGGCCGTAGCTCGTGGCTGAGATCACCATCGACGGCGCGCGCGTCACCCTCTGCGCGCTCACGATCCCCCGCGTGGGCGCGTGGGTGGCAGACCTCGACGTCGACAGCGCCGAGGCCATCACGGGCCGCGTCTCGCTCGTGATCGACGGCGCGACGTGGTCGGGCACCGTCGCGCGCGGCGGCCTCGTCGCGGGCTCGTGGCGCGGTCGCATCGTCGGCGGCGCGGGCGGGCTCGCTGGCACCCTCGGCGCCGTGGCGCAGCGCGGCTCGACGCTCGGCACCGTGCTCGCCGACGCACTGCTCTCGGCGGGCGAGACGCTCTCGGGCGACGCGCACGACCTCGGCGCGCTCGCGAACCTCTGGCACCGCATCGCGGCGCCCGCGTCGACGGCCGTCGCCGACGTGGCGCGCGCAGCCGGCTACTCGTGGCGCACGCTCGCCGATGGCTCCGTGTGGCTCGGCGCCGACGCCTGGGCGACGTACACGCCCACGGGCGCCGTCGACGTGATCGACGAGCAGCCCGAAGCGGGGCGCCTCGTGCTCGCGGGCGACACCCTCGGCATCGTGCCCGGCGTGACGCTCGCGCTCCCCGGCCGCGACCCCGTGCGCGTCGGGCAGGTGGAGCACCGGGCGACGCCGTCGGACCTGCGCACAGTGATCCTCGCCGACGGCGCTACGGGCCTCGGCGGCGTGGTCGACGCGGTAATCCGTCGCGCGCTCCGTCGCGTCGACTACGTCGCGCTCTACCCGGCGCGCGTCGTCTCCCAGAGCGCCGCGGGGCTGCTCGACCTCGTGCCCGACGACGCGCGCGTCCCGCCATGCTCCGGCGTGCCGATCCGCTACGGCCTCCCCGGCGTGACGGCCGTCGTCCCCGTGGGCGAGCGCGTGACGCTGACCTACGAGGGCGGCGACCCGTCGAAGCCCGTCGCGACGCTCTGGACGGCTGGGACGATGACCTCCGCGGCCGTCAACGCGAGCACGCGGCAGGCAGCGCGCACCGACGACACGACGGCGGACGGGACGCTGGCCTTCTCGTTCTCTTCCGGCACCCCGTCGCCCGGCCTGACCACTATGACGATCACCTACACCCCGCCCGGCGGCGCGCCGCAGGCCGTCGGCATCGTCCTCACGGGCGCCGCGTCGCTCGTCGGCCCCTCGACACTCACCCTCTCGGGCAAGATCACGGGCACGTCGGTGCTCCGTGCTTGAGCTCGGCACCGACATCGCGACGCCTGATGCTGCGGACCTCGACCCCTATTTCGCTCCCGTGAGCGGATGGCGCGGGCTGGGGCAGGCGCTCGCGCGTCGCCTCGTCACCCCGCGCGGGTCGCTCCTCGACGATCCGTCGTACGGCTACGACCTGCGCTCGCGGCTCAACGACTCGCTGACGCCCGGCGACCTCGCCGCCCTCGGCGCCGTCGTGAAGCGCGAGCTCGAGGCCGATGAGCGCGTCGAGACCGCGACGCCCACGATCACCTTCGCCGCAGGCGCGCTCCGTGTCGCCGCGCGCATCACGACCGCTGCGGGGCCCTTTCGCCTCGTGCTCGCCGTCGGTGCCGTCACCGCCGAAATCCTCGCCACGGAGCCCGTGTGACCACCAGCTACGCCTCGCTCACCACGCCCGTCACGCAGGAGGCCTACCTCTCGCAGATCCTCGCCGCGCTCGCGGCGCAGGGCTTCCCGGTCACCGCGTGGCAGCCGGGCAACGCGGGGCGCACGCTCGCGGTCGCCGACGCCGCGGCGCTCGCGGACCTGCGCGCGGTCATCGCCGACGTGGCCCGCGGGGGCTACCTCGACACGGCCACGGGCGATTGGCTGACGCTGCTCGCGGCGGGTCTCTTCGACCTCACGCGCACGCCAGCGGTGTTCGCCGTGGGCTCCGTGACGCTCGCGTGCGTCGCGACGGCGGGCCCGTACAGCATCACGGCGGGCGCCCTCGTCGTGACCGACGGCACGCGGCGCTGGCGCTCGACGAACACCACGACGCTCACGCTCCCGTCGAGCGGGACGCTGGTCGTCGATGTGCGCGCTGAGAGCCCTGGCACCGCGTACAACGTCAGCGGCTCGACGCTGCTCACGACGCCCGTGTCGCCCTCGCTCGCGGGCGTCACCGTGACCGCCGCGAGCTCGTGGCTGACCACGTCGGGCGTCGCCGAAGAGAGCGATGCGGCGCTGCGCGCGCGGTGCCGCTTGCGCTGGTCGACGCTCGGGCGCGGGGCCAACCTCGACGCCTACACGTACAACGCGCTCAACGCTGGCGTCTCAGCGGTCACGCGCGCGCAGGCCGTGCCGGGCGGCGGCGATGGCACCGTCGCTGTGTACATCGCGCAGGCCTCGGCGACGGCCACGTCACCGCAGGTGGCGTCGGTGCAGACCTACATCAACGCCGTCAACCCCATCACGGACACCGCGACGGTTACGGCGGCAACGGCGGTAACGGTCAACGTCGCGGCGACCGTCTACGTGCTCGCCGCGAGCGATTCGACGGCTAACCGCGTGATCGCGACCGACGCGATCAGCGCGTACATCAACGGCCTCGCGATGGGCGACGCCGTGGTCGACTCAGTGAGGCTCGGGGCCGCCATCTACGCCTCCGCCGGCGTGCGCGATGTGGACGTGGCCACGCCGTCAGGTGACACCGCGATCAGCGCCGGGCAGGTGGCCGTCGTTGGCACCGTCACGCTGACGTGGGTGACGGTGTGAGCACCTACGCGCAGTGGCAACCGACGCTCCATCCCACGGCGCTTCGTGGGCCGTGGGGCGAGCGATGGGCCGCGGGCCTCGGCGCCGAGAAAGACGACGCGCTGGCGCTCGCAAAGGACGCCGTCAAGGCGCGCTTCATTGGCCTCGCGCCGTCGGATTCGCTCGACCGCGTCGGCGCAGACCGCGGCCTCGACAGAGCCCTCGACGATGAGACCGACGCATCATGGCGCGAGCGCATCCGCGGCGCCTGGGAGTCGTGGTCGTGGCTGGGCACCCGCTACGGCATCGGGCAGGCCGTCGGGCTTCTCGGCTACGGCTACCCGAGCGTCTACTCGCACGCGCAACTCCCGTCGGACGGCAACACGGCGCGCTGGGCGCGCGTCACGCTGATCTTCCGCGGCCTCGGCGCGTGGGACGGGTCGGCCACATGGAACGGCGACGCGACGTGGGACGCGTACCGCGCGGCCGATGGCGCGGAGACCGCCGACCCCGACGTGATTCGTCCCCAGCTCCGCCGCGTCGTGCGGCAGTGGATCAGCGCCCGCGACGTGTGCGACCGCGTGCTCGTCACGTTCGGCGGGCTCCTCTGGAACATCGACGTCCTGTGGGATGGCGACGATGTGTGGGACGCGGGCGACGGCTCGATTGAGTGGTCGGCGATCGAATGGGATTCGAGCGAGGACGACGCAGCGTGGGACTCGCTGCACCTCGCGTGGGACGCTTTCACCTGACAGGGACACGACCATGACCGCAGCAATCACACCGGTTTCACAGCACAACGGCGCCACCCTCACTCGCGCGGTCGCGGGCGAGCGCGTGATGATGGACGGCGGGGCCGCCCCCATCGCGACGCTGCTCCAGGCGCTCGCGGACCGATGCGAGTTCGCGAAAGACGCCGCGTCGTTCTCGCGCCCCTCGTGGGCCGAGTCGCTCTATGTCGCGAGCGGCGGCACCAACGCGAGTTTCACCGTCGGCATCGGCGCCATCTCGCACGTCCAGACGTACCGAAGCGGCACCACCACGCACAAGGTCTACGCCTACGCGGGCGGCACCATCGGCGCGTCGAAGATCGAGGGCGGCGGCAACCTCGCGAACTCCACCTGGTACTACGTCTACGCCTACGACAACGCGGGATCGCTCGACTTCGAGATCAGCACCACGGCGCCCAACGCCAACTTGTGCACGAAGGACGCGGACTCGACGCGCATCTATCTCGGGTGCTTCCGCACGCTCTCGACGGGCGCTCCGATCCCCGTGCGCATGAAGCGCGGGCGCTACCTCTACAACTACTCGGGCTCCGCCGTCGCCGACACCCGCGCGCTCAACGCGGGCAGCGCGACGAGCAACACCGCCGTCGACCTCGCGGCGCTGGTCCCGCTCCACACGCAGATGGCGACGGTTCGCGTGGAGGTGGTGAGCACCTCGGGCGCGTCGATCAACTACGCCTACATCCGCACGGAGGGCGAGGCGGGCGCCGACGAGGTCAACATCCCCGTGCCCGGTACGTCGGCGATGTCCGCGGTGCTGGTGCTCGACGTGATCACCGACATTGACCAGGACATCGCCTACCGCGTCACGAACACCGGCAGCGCGCCGACGGTGACGATCCACGTTCTCGGGTTCTACGAGTAG